GTGTAACTAAAATGACACCAGAAAAATTGGAAAATGAGAGGAATCTTAATTATCAATTTATACAATCATATGAACTTTCTGATGAAGATATTGAAGAATTGGTTCGACCAACGATTCAAGAAATTAATGATGTGCTTGGTAATGACCCAATTAAAAGTATTTTATTTCTTAAAGGTATTCATATATCAGAAGATAGTTATAACTCTCAAGATAGTGACTTTATTAAAGCATTAATGGTAGATAAAAGAATGATAAATGATCCTTTTGTGAGAAATAAGATACATAATATGATAAAAAAACGTATAAACGAATCAAAAATAGGAGTTTTGAGAGTAAAAGGTAATTTTTCTACTGTTTCTGGAGACCCATATAGTTTTTGTCAGAGTATTTTTGGGTTAGAAGTTACAGGACTTTTACAATCTGGAGAATTTTATTCTAAATACTGGAGTGATGAAGGAGTTAAAAAAGTAGTTTGCTATCGTGCTCCTATGACATGCCATAATAATATTAGAATTCTTAGATTTCAATTTACTAAAAATATGCAAGATTGGTATAAATACATGAATACTGTTACCATATTTAACTCTTGGGATACTACTTCTCATGCATTAAATGGTCTGGATAAAGATGCAGATGCCGTCATGACAACGAATAATTCAGTTTTATTACGTACTACTAGGGAGTTAGATGCAGTTATTTGTATTCAAAAAGTTGCTCCAAAGAAGGTAATAACTGAAGAACTTCTAATAAAAGCTAATAAAGATTGTTTTGGAGATGATATTGGCCCAATTACCAATAAAATAACTACAATGATTGATGTTGCTTCTGGATTTGATAAGGAAAGTGAAGAATATAAAGAATTACAATATAGGATTATTTGTGGTCAGAATTATCAACAAAATGCAATTGATAAGTTAAAGGGGATAATTAGCAAACCATTACCAAAAGAATGGTATGATTATTTCACCGCTAAAGATATGGAAGATAAAGAATTTCAATTAAGTATTCTTGCAGATAAAAAACCTTATTTCTTTATCTATAACTACCCATATGTTAAGAAAAAATATAAGAGTTATATTGATAATACAAATAAGAATTGTCTAATGAGATTTGGTTTAGATGTAGCAGAACTGATAAACAAAGAAGATAAAACTGAAGATGAACATAGGTTTTTATATTATTACTATCGTAAAATGCCAGTATTCATTAACAAATCAACAATGAATCGTATTTGTATTAGACTAGAAAAAGAATTTGATGGATATAAAAGTATAAGTAAAGGAGAAGAATTTGATTATAAAATATTAATTGATGGAGAAGTAGTTAATAATAAAACATACAAAAATATTAAGACATTGTATGAAGAGTATACTGTAAGGGTAAGACAACATGCTCAGACATTATCCAATAATAAAAACAGCAAAGAAGATAAGCAAAATGCTAGAATTATATTCAAAAAAGATTTTAAAGATAGAGCACATGTGATTTGCAGTAATGAAAAAGAATTGTGTAATATAGTAATTGATTTGTGCTATAAGAATAATTTCTCAAAACAATTTGCTTGGGATGTTTGTGGCAATGAAATTTTAGATAATTTACTTAAGAAAAATAACAATACTATAGTATATCCTATTGTAGATGTAAATGGTGATATTGAATATAAGGGAGAGTATTTTTCGTTATTTACTAAAATTATAGATTGTGAGGAAAAATATGAGATTAATATTAAATGAGAAAAAGATATTAGAAAAATCATTAAATGAGGGATATATTGACAAAGATAAGCCATCTCATACAATGAGAACATTAATAAAGCACTATTTTTCTGTAGGGATGAATAAACCTCAAATTAATGATACTGTAGATAAGTTTTTTGCAAAAAACTTACCTAATTATAATAGTATGAAATGGCAAAAATCAATAGAAAATATGATAAATTATGTACATAGAATAAAAGATTATACACTTCTTGATATAAATGAAGTTGAAATTAGAGAGAGTGAACTTAATATTATTAAAAATATAGATAATATTAAGTTTGAGAAACTTGCTTTTACATTATTAGTTTATGCAAAGATATATAATCAAATTAATGGTAAAGAAGAAAATTGGGTAAATGAAGAACATAGAAATATATTTAGTGATGCTAAAGTTTCAGTTGGAATTAAAGATCAGGGGAAAATGATACACAATCTTAAGGAGTTAGGACTTGTTGATTCTTCTATAATGGTTAATTCTACAAATATTAAAGTAAATTTTGCTAATTTAGATAGTGAAGTAGTTTTAGTAATTAATGATTTTAGAAACTATGTGCTTGAGTATTTAAGATGGAAAGGGGAAAATATAATTAATTGTGAGGAATGCGGAGATTTAACATATAATTATAATAATAAAAAATACTGTAATAAATGCCAGAAAGATAAGCAAAAACAATGGGACAAGGAGTATCAAAAACAAAAACGTCGAGTAGTTGAAAAGTTCTGAAACATTACTCCAACAATGGTTTCAAGACTTGTCATAATATATCTAATGTGGAGAGTATTATATCTCTACAACCCTAGATACATAAGCGTTTGGTCGATACGCTAAAAACAAATAAAAAAATTAAAGAGCATTAAGTTGTAAAATAACAAAAATATAATTACCTCCTTTCCTTACTAACGAATCATACACAATTGGCTATGTAGTAGAAAACTTTGCTTAAAATTGTCTGTTAGTTTTGCCAATAGGACTTGAAGATAATTTAGCATGTATTATCGAAGTTAAGAGCGTAAGGCCAAAGGGTTATAGATAATACAAATCAACGACATCTTAGTTTCCCACATAATTATTGTTCGTATTAGATTAGTCTAATATTGATAGTTTGGTCGCTTAGATATTAGACACATATGCTGTAACACAAGCAAAACAATTCATCTCAAGTAAGGGATGGAACAATGTGTTGACCAACAGCATATCGAACTAAATAGAGGGTATGGAGCAGACAGAGTAGATTGTAAAAATCGAAATCTGCTCTAACCCTACTAAAATTGCTATTAAACTGTATGGTCGATTGCGGTTTAAATATACACAAAGTAAATATACACAAAGTAAATATACAAATAACTCCAAAGGAGTCCTAAATAAACTTGGAAAGAATCTCAAAAAATGAAATGACTTACTTAATACAAAAAAATACAATCAGACAATCAAAAGGTTCATATGGTGACTCATTAAAAGTAACAGGTAGATTTGGTAAAGGTAGAGGGAAGCAAAGGTTTACAACTGATGCAACATATAATTATCTATTAAGATTAAAATTGACTGATAGGTTAAAAATATTCTTTTCTCCTGAACAGTTAAAAGAAATATTGAAATTAGATGTTTTAGAGCAAAAAAAGATTTTAGAAAAACTAGAGAAAAGCAATGTTGATTTAATGAATGTTAAAGAAAATCAAAGGTATATGTTTAGTAGTAATGGTGGCAATAGTGAAAGTGTCTCATAATACGCAATAAAATAAATAGGACAGGTGGTATCAAATAATATTGCAGAAAAAGTGTTCTAGTGACACCAATTGCCTGATGCAATATTCTAAAGAATTATTTGAACAATTTGATAAGGTGTTCATTGTAGGTTATGTTCTCCGTGAATTAGAGAGAAATAAACATAGTCAAAATGAGGAAAAGAAATATTTATCTAGACGAGCATGTAGAGATATCGAGGCAAACAGAGATAAAGTAGTTTATTTTGTTAGTGAAAATAAGTATGATATGCCAGAATGTTTTGATAAAGATATTGTTGATAATAGGATTATATCAAATATTAGAGAATTATGTGCTAAAGACAATGAAATAATTGCATTAAGTAATGATATTTTGTTTAGGTTTACTTGTGATTCCATTGATATCCCTTGTGAAAAGTTTGGGAGTCAAAGTGAAGATAATTCAGAAAAATACAATGGAATTAAAGAAGTATTTTTAACAGAAAGAGACTATGTAAGAGTAAGAGATAGTGAAATAAATCAACTTGATTGTTTCCCAAATGAATATGTAATTATAAATAACACGACAAAAGATGAACAGTATTTATATATGTGGAATGGTGAATATCTTGAAGAAGTTAAGGTAAAACCAATAACAAATAAATATCTTAGTACAAAAGATGCAGTTGTCCCTTATGATCTTTATCAAAAAGCTTTTATACATATGCTTCAGAATGAAAATGTAAAAATCATGATTACAGATTCAATTTACGGAGCTGGGAAAAGTTATATTATGTTACATTGGGCCTTACAACAATTAGGAAGCAACAACAATGGTAGATATAATAAAATGTATTTTGTAAAAAGCGATTCGCCACCAGATAATAGAAAACCCTATCCTGCGATCCCAGGCGGTATACTAGAAAAGAGTGAAGGAATTTTAGGTGTTTTATGTGATACAACATCTGAAGATAGTATTAGTGAATTTATGAATAGAAATAATAAAATTGAAGTTTTACCAATACAATTTGCTAAATCTCGCAGTTTGCGTAATTCTATTCTATTTATTACAGAAGCACAAGATTTTACTCCTTCAGAGATGGAAAGATTACTTTCTAGAATTGGAGAAGATACAGTTGTTTTATTAGATGGGTCTACAAGGCAGATTGACAATAGATATTGTAAACATAGGAATGGATTAACAGTTGCAAGTGAAAATTTTAGGAATAAAGTAATATCAGCACAAGTTAATATGGTAGAAGATTATAGAAGTGAGATTAGCAAAATGGTTAGTGAAATGAATTGGCATGATTAGTTAATGGTTTTATTATAGTTAGTTTTGGGTTATGACATGTCGGGATGACACTCCGCTAACCCTCTTTTATATTAAAATAAAGGAGGATAGTATTAAAAACTATTGAAGATAGGTCTTTGCACTTAATAAAAAAGTACAATGCACCAATATTAACCACTAATCTGATACTCAAAAGGTATATAGATTAAAAATGAATCATTATAGTAGTCAAAAGTAATAATAAATAAAATTTAAAATAAAAGGTGGAATAATTTTGAATAAGCAACAATTAATTAACGAGATCGCCACACGTACAGGATTCAGCAAAAAGGATACAGAGGCTTTTGTAGGTGCATTTACTGGAACAGTTATGGATACAGTGGCAAAGTCAGAAAAAGTTTTGCTCGTAGGTTTCGGTGGATTTGAAAAGAAAGAAACAAAAGGTCGTGAAGGTGTTTCTAAATTACAAGGTGCTGAAAAAGCATGGAAAACAGAAGATTCTTTCAGACCTGCGTTTAGTCCATCCAAGGCTTTTAAAGATATGGTAAAAGCAGAATAAAATAATCAATCTTGCCACTGTAGCTCAATTGGTAGAGCAACTGACCTGTAATCAGTATGTTGAGGGTTCAAGTCCTTTCAGTGGCTCCATATAAAATAGCGTAAGGTAAATTTAATAATATTTAAATAAAATTAAAAGGTGGAATAATTAAAATATATGGCAAACTTAAATAACCAATACTGTGAATCTTGTGTAAAAACTAGTGTTTGTGAGTGGTCTACTAAGTTGTATAAACTTGAAGGAACAAAAAAGCAAGTTGGGATTTTAGATATTACCATTAATGGTTGTGATCAGTATTTATCTTTAGATGGAGAAGTTGAAATTGAAGATGATGAGTAGTAAATACTAATATGTAATAACTATTGCTATACAATAGTTATTACATAGCAAGATAAAAAGTGTTATCACCAGAAGGCTTTGCCACCTAATTATATTAATAAATCATAACATATTCCATCTCACTTGACTACTATCGAACTTAAAGAAATGGAGGGACTCTGTTGCCTTTAGGATTGAGAGTCGAGTTTATAAAAATAGCATAATGGATTTTATGAATAAGAGATGGATATTGTGATTATTATTTGATTGATTTTATGAAGGAATTATAGAAGATTTATCTTCCTCGGATTTTAATTAATTCGGTTTCAAGTGTAATTTCTTCATAATAATAAATTTTAAGACGTATCCAGCAATTTCAAATAATAATTATGATTTATTTAAAAATGCGTCTTGATATAATCATAGGGAGTGAATGGACAGAACAATTGACAAACAAACAAACAAACTGTGTCTTGAAAAGATGTTTACTGCAACAAAAATATAAGTATTATATTTTAAATTCAAAAAAACAAAACTAAATTTGTATCTTGTAAAAGATATATACAGCAATAAAATACATATAATAATACAAAAAACAATAATTACAACAAACAAAATTATCAAACTATCAAACACTAAATTAAAACATCTTGATAAAAGACATTTTTCAGCAAATTATAAACAAGCAGGTTAATGTTCAATCAAAATCTAATCATTCCCAACCCCATAATCCTCTTAGATGCTTACAGCGAATAACTATATAAAATTAATACGTACAGCAAATATCAAACTAAAATATTTTGCATCTAGAGATTTATCAAAGATACTAACAGCCAATTAAAAAACTTTGAAGAATTAATAGTTAAATATGTATCTTGTAAACAATAAATTTAAAATAAAGAGGAGTAATTTAATTGAATCAAAATTTTGTAAATGCATTAAAACAAGAAGATAATCTAACATTGACTGAGAATGGTGCAACTGCTTTAAAGAGCACATACAGTTCATTGGTAGATTTATTTGGACAAATTGGATCTTTTAGAACCAGATCAAATGAAGAAATAGAAATTGCATTTAGTAAGGCATTTGCTGAAGATAAACTTTTGGCAATGAAAATTGCTTACTATGCAAGAGATGTTAGATTTGGTGGCCTTGGTGAGAGAAAAGTATTTCGAATTATAATCAAGTTTCTTGCAAAATTATATCCTAAAATTATAGAAAAGAATATTCAACATATACCTACTTTTGGGAGATATGACGATTTATATGAATTTATTGGAACAGAAGTAGAAAATGCAATGTGGAATTTGATTAAAGCACAATGGAATTCTGATATACAAAATATGAAAGATAATGAATCAATTAGTCTTATGCCTAAATGGTTAAAATCTTGCAATGCTAGTTCTATTGAATCAAATAAATTAGGAAAATTAACTGCTAAACAATTAGGTTTAACAGAGAAACAATATCGTAAAACACTATCATCTCTTAGAAAATATCTTGATGTTGTAGAAGTTAAAATGTCAAGTAAACAATGGGATGAGATTAAATATTCTGCTGTTCCTTCAAGAGCAATGAATATTTATAGAAAAACATTTCAAAAGCATGATGATGAAGGATTTAATTCATATATTGAGAAAGTATCTAATGGTGAAGAGAAAATAAATGCGAGCACCTTATTTCCATATGATATTCTTGAAAAAATGGAAATAGATGATTATGGGAGTAATCTATCTTTTAATAATTATGATAAAGTTCTTGAAGAACAATGGAAAGCATTACCTAATTATATTGAAGGTGAAAATAATGTTCTTATTATGGCAGATACTTCAGGTAGTATGTCAGGAAGACCTATGGCAACTTCAGTAGGATTGGCAATGTATTTTGCTGAAAGAAATCATGGAATATTTAAAGATATATTTATGACTTTTTCATCTAAACCATCATTTGTGCAACTCAAAGGTGATACTTTATATGAGAGAATTAAATGCATTCCTGCAATTGTAGAAAATACAAATCTTCAATCAGCATTTGAGTTGATTCTAAATACTGCTGTAAAAAATAATCTTAATGCTGAAGATATGCCAAAATCTCTTGTAATTATTAGTGACATGGAAATGGATAGTTGTACTGATGGATGGGGAAACACAGATTGGACTTTCTATGAATCAATGAAAAAAATGTATTCTAATTCTGGATATGAAATTCCAAATATAGTTTTTTGGAATGTTGATAGTAGACATGATACATTTCAAGTAACTTCTGATTATAAGGGAGTTCAACTTGCAAGTGGTCAGTCAGCATCAGTATTTAAATCTATATTGAAGAACATGGGTTGTACGCCTTATGAAGCGATGATTAATACATTAAATGATCCAGTGTATGATTGTATTACTGTTTAATTATCTAATATGGAAGTAGTTTCATAAACTGACTTCATCGAGGCGTTTATTTCATGGAAACGTCTCTAATAATTAAATATTACTAAATGGGTTTGACAGTGATTATCCCAGATGAAAACTGTCTTTTCTATTCTCTATATAAGGAGATGATTTAATCAAATGGAAAAAGAAAATGTAGTATGTCCAGTGTGCGGTTGTCTAAAATATCATTATAAATTTATTAATTGTAAAGAAATAATTTTATGTAATTCATGTGGTTTCTGGGATCATTATAATACAGAAGTTGAAATAGACTTACCAGAAAATAATCATAAGGTCGATAATGATTAATTAATATTGAAAATAAATATAGATTGAGGTTATTAATGTCTAAAGATAAAAATGAACTTTACATCATAGGCGTAGACTTCAAGAATGATAGAGATAAATATAAAAGTATACTTAATACTAAAACACCTTCATGGAATGATCTTAATAAATATCATGATTATCCATTTAAGACAGGTGAACATTTTAGGCAGTTTATCAAAAAGAGGCAAGATCGAGATGGGACTTTGAAAAAATTGAATACCATTGTGGAAAATGTTAAAGATGTAATTGTTGATAAGAAACTTTCAGATTTGGATTTGAAAGAAATTAATCTGAAAAAGGAAAGAGTTAAACTTCAAGATTTAAGAACATCTATAAACAAAGACATAAGATTTCTCGCACGAAAAGAATCTTTAAATGACTTGATTAAAGAGCCAATTAAAGATTTAAAACCATTGGTATTTATTAAGCCAGAACATTTACATAGTGAAGATAATGAAATGGTAATTCAGATTTCAGATCCACATTTCGGCTTAACTGTGGACAATGAATTTGAGAAATATAATGAAACTGTCTTTCTTGAAAGATTAGCAAATTATACTTTAAAAATCTTAGAAATTCAGAAGAAGGAAAAGATTAATAAATGTCATTTATGTTTCTCAGGCGATGCCCTAAGTGGAATAATTCATGAAACAATTGTAAGGAATAATCAATATGGAATAGTAGAGCAAACTAAAAGATTTTCAGAATATATGTCTAAGTTTATTGAGAAATTGAGTAATCATTTTGAAGATATTGTTGTGCATTTTGTAACTGGAAATCATAGTAGGAATAATGAATTTAAAGATAAATCAGAGAACAAGGATAGATATGAGAACTTTGTATTAGAATTTATGGAATTAAGAACTGCAAATTTAAAGAATGTTAAGTTTGAGAAATCTATATTAGATAATACGATTGCAGAGTTTTATATTAAAGATAATTATTGTTGTTTGTACCATGGAGATTATGGAAATACAAAGAATGCTCCTAGTCAAATGTTAGGATTATTAGATAAGAAACCTAAGATGATATTTTTGGGCCATAGGCATATTTTTGAGATTTTAACTATTGATAAGTGTAAGGTTATTACTAGTGGGGTTTGGGTAACTCATGATGAGTATTGCACAAATCATAGGTATTCTGGTGAGATTAGTCAGACGGTAACTATAGTAGGAGATAAGGGATTTATTTGTGCTTATGATTGTAAACTTAAATAAAAAAATATAAAGAATAAATGAGGTATTATTATGTCAGAACTAGGAAGTCTTGATATCAATGAACTTATAGCACAATTATCAGAATCAGCTGATCCAATATTATGGCAGTATTTTAAGGGAATTAAAAATAGGACAATCATTATTAATGATACTATTTCAGAAGCAACAATTGAATGTGTTTGTTTACCTTTGATGGAAATGGATAATGATGATTCTGGAAAAGAGATTAATATACTTTTAAATACATTAGGCGGTCAGGTACATAATGGTCTGTTTTTGTGTGATTTAATATCTAAACTGAAAACTAAAACAACTATTACTGTAATGGCATACGCCTATTCTATGGGAAGTCTTATTATTATGGCAGGATTTAATAATCCAAATATAACTGTAAAATGCTATCCTTTTAGTACAGCACTAATTCATAGTGGAAGCACATATTTAGAAGGAACTACTACTCAAGTTAAAGATTATTTCAAATTTAGTGAGAAATATGAAACAAAAATTAAAGAATTTATTCTCTCTCATACAAAAATAACTGAAGACCAATATGAGAAAATGAGTCGTTACGAATGGTATATGACAAGCGAAGAAATGTTAGAGTATGGTTTAGTGGATGAGATAATCTAACTATATGCTTTAAACATAAATAATACAATCTAATTGCAAATAAATAAAATAATAAATAAAGGCAGGAACACAAAATGCTAATTAACAAAAATAAATACACGTTTCCACAAATTAAAGATATTATTGACTCTTATCTCCAAGATTCACAGAGTTTCATGTTTGTCGCTGATTTTGCAATGGCACATTGTATTTATGATTATATTCATAATGATTATGGAATTGTAGCTACAGCAATAGAATTATCTTCAGATATTGATGAATATTATGTTTCACTTCAATTTTATAATAATGGAGATATGGATTTTGTTTGTGAATACTCTAAAGGTAACGATGGAAATTATAAATATGATGAAGCTGATGAGATTCATTATTTTGTGTTTAGTTCGATGAGTTTTGGTGATGTTAGGGAGTTTTTAAGTGGTAGTGGAGAATTAGAATTTTGTGAGTTGGTTGATGAGGAATATGTTGAGGATATGGAAGTTGAGAATGGAAATATGATGGATGAAGAGAATTATATTCCTTGTCCGTGTCCAGATTGTGTAGATGAGAGAAAAGTAATTTTTATCGCCGAGGCAGTAGATATGGTTTTTAAAGAGGGATTGTGTTGTCCACAATGTTTGTATGAGTTATTTGAAAGCGTTTATGATAAGGGGCATGACGATGGATTTGATCAAGGTTTTGAAGAGTGTAAAGAAGAAATGAGGGAATTTTTAGAGGATTAATATAAAGTTAAATTAATAAACAATTTAATATTTTTACAATAGATAGAGTACATCATTAATTTGGTGTACTTATTTGTGTTGTAAAGAAACAGCACTACCTATTTTAAGATGAGAGGAAGTGATTTAGAGTGATGGAGCAAAAAGAAAGATATGTTTATATTTACAACCCAGTACAGTCAAATTTCTACTTGTCGCAAGGAGTAATGATTAAAGAAGTTGGAATTCATAATGTAACAAAGAAACCGTGGTATAAGTTTAGTTTTCAGGAGTCTGAAGAAGTATATCATAACTGGTGTATTAGAGGTAGGTAGTATTTTAGAGTGATTAATTATAAGAATGAAAGAAGCGTGATTTATAATGGAAAATAATAATTTAGTAATTAAAGGTAAGACAGTAATTTGTGGAATTGAAGTTCCTAATGTATATGGTGGTTTTGGTGGAGATCAGAGAGTAATTCTTGCAAAGACGGTTGCGGAATTGCATGGAGTTGGATTAAAAACAATTAATCAAAGTATTAATAGACATATCGAAGATAACTATTTTGAAAAAGGTATTGATTTTATTGATATAAAGGGGACAGAATTCGAGGTAACTCTGAGTGACAGCAAAATATACACTAAAAATGCATTGAATGCTAGTAAAAACATTTATCTTTTATCTCAACAAGGATATACACTTTTACTAAAATTAATGAATACTGAATTAGCAAGAAAACAATATAAGAAAGTGATTAGAGATTATTTTACAATAAAAAGTTCTATACAAATTCTTACACAAGAAGAATTAAAACAACTTATAGCAAGAGAAGATGGGATAATTAGACGCAATAGGGAAACTTCTGCAATATCAATGTTTATTCAAAAAGGAGAATTACCCGATGGCAGATATACATACGCCTCAGTTACAAATCTAACTTATGACATTTTATATGGTATGTATGCAAAGGAAATAAAAACTAGTTTAGATTTAAAACAACAGGATAATCTTAGAGATTTTCTTTCTACTCAAGATTTATCTGTAATTAGAGAAATAGAAGATGAAATTCATTGGATGAGTAAGAAAGGATATACTTGGTTGCAAATTTTTAGTGATTTACAAAAGGAATATCCTAATAAAGTAGAACCAATTAGAGCGGAAAAATCTATTAAAGAGTTGAAGAAGTCTAATAAAATTGCTATAGATGGTAACGAAATTAAAAAGTTGAAATAAGTAATTATCAAATAAAATTGAAATTTTAAAGGTAGGAAAATTATGAATAATAATGTTTCTTTAATTTAATGTTTTGTAGGCAAGTCGAGGAACGCAGATTTAAATATTTGCGTTCTTTTGTTGGTTAATTGTGTTTAGATTATGCCTAGTCTTAATTGACTAGGTTTTTATGTGAGCATAATTTTATATTTTGTTCATATGGGAAGAGGTTTGTAATAGGGTAGCTCCCTATTCTCTACGTGCCTCTTCTCCATTTACTTTTAGCGTAGAGAAGATATAAAACGTAGAAAGAAGGAATTATAAGATGTTGTTAACAAAAGAAGTAGAAGTAATTCTCCATGCGAGTACAACTAAACATTATGAATTATTAGGTTATAAAATTCCAAGGGTAAAAGTTAAAAACAAATATGTAGTTAAAAAAGGTACGACAATAATAATTAAAGTTGAAGACTTATTGCCATTATCTAATGTAATGGTAGAGTATGAATGTGATTATTGTGAGAAACCAAAGAAAATAGCTTACTGTGATTACACTAGAAAGAATAATAAGGATAATAAAGATTGTTGTATAGATTGTTTAGGAAAATATAAGTCAGAAGTTTCCAAAGAATTGTGGAAAGAAAAATTACAGTCAGAAGTTAAAATATGTAGCAAATGTAAAAGAGAATTTCCTAAAACTACTGAATATTTTCGCCATGATTATCATAGACCAGATGGATTAACAGGGCAATGCAAAGAGTGTATGGATGGTAAAGAAATATTTGGTATAGAAAAAGAAGTAATTCCTGAAGGCTATAAGAAATGTATAGATTGTGAAAGTATTTTGGAAATAAATAATGTTAATTTTAGAAACTATGGAAAATCGAAGGATGGTTTTTATAATATATGTGCTAAATGTCAGATTGATAGAAGACATAAAGATTCCATTGATGGTCATAAACGATGTAAAATTTGTGATAGAGAGTTGCCAATTAATAGAGATTTTTATGATATAGACGATAGATGTTTAGATGGTTATAGGGGAATTTGCCGTGAGTGCAGTGGAGAAGATTTTTACCCAGAATTAAAAGCAGAACCTTGGAACCAACAAGATATTAATATTATAATTGAAAATTATAAAGACAAATTTACCAAAGATATACAACCCCTATTGACCACTGCAAGAACTGAAAAAGCAATATTACATATGGCAGGTAAGTTAGATTTGAGGAAAAACGAAAATTATATAAAAGATTATAGAAGGATACAATATAAATTTATTGATAATAAATTGTGCAAATTGTGTAAATGTTGTGAAGAATATCTACCAGTTGATAGGTTATATTTCCCTGATGACCAATCCTGTACTGATAACTTGAGAAATGTATGTAGAGTTTGCAAGGGAGGTAAATATTTATTCGATTCTAATGTTCATTTGTGGAATAAAGACGAGATAGATACAATCATAAATAATTATTCTAACATGACGAATGCAGAGATTAAAAATACATACTTCCCAAATCTGACAAATGAGAAAATAATGAGTAAAGGTAATAATTTAAATCTTTATAAATCAAAAGAAACGTTAAATAGGATGTTTGTAGAACTTGGTAAAATGACAGCAGATAGATTATTATTACTTGATAAATGGAAAGGTGAAGATAATCCTCAATACGACAGTCAAAGATTCGGTAATCTAAATCCTAATTATAAAGGTGGGATTAGTGCCTTATCACAAGAATTAAGAAGAAATATCAAACAATGGAAATTGGATAGTATGGAAAATGCTAATTACAAATGCTTTTTATCTAGTGGAAGATTTGATGATATTCATCACTTATATAGTTTTGAGAGTATTGTTAAAGACACACTTAATGAAACTAATCTACCTATATACGAAAACATTTCTTTATACACCCAAGAAGAATTACAACAATTAATAGACAAATGTTTAGAAATACATTATCGCCACCCGTTAGGTATATGTATGCAAAAGAAATACCACATACAATTCCACGTCGAATTTGGGTATGGTAGTAATACTGAAGAGCAATTTTATGATTTTTTAGATAATTATTATAATGGAAAATATAAAGATTTAGAAGAAGTTAGTTAAATACTGACTTCTTTTTGATTTAATCAAAAGAGGTGAGACCTATTCCTAGAGTTGGTAAAACACAAAAACAAACAGTAATAAAATCAAAAGATGAAGAAAGTAAAATAAAATGTCCAATGTGTACGGATGAACCAAAAGCACGATCAAATTTTTATAAAAGTTTATCCCCTTTATATCTAGGGATAAATATTGAATACCCTAATGAATCGAGAATGGTATTTTGCAAAGAGTGTATAATTAGAACATATGACACCTATTATGGTATCTTAAAAGATATTAAGAAATCAATACTTATAACTTGTATGAAGTTTGATATTCCATTTAATGAAGGTGATTTTGATGGAGCGATGAAACAATGTACTAATAAACCAACCGCACACCCATTAAAAATTTATATGACAAAATTAAATTCATTGGGTAATTTTAATAATTCACTAGCAGGTTTTGATCCAAAATTCTTGTTTGACAAAGAAACTGGTAAAGACCTTATAACTAATTCATTTGAGATCGAAGCAAAAGATTTGGATTTTAATATACAATTAACTGAAAAAGATTTACAAGTTAAAGACGATGTAATTAGACTTATAGGATATGACCCATTTGCTGGATATTCAAATTTTGATCAGAAGTTCTTATATAATGAATTGATTACTTATCTTGATGAAGATTTATTAGATGATGCTTTCAAACTTTCTCAAATTTTACAATTAGTTAATAACAACAACCAAATAAGAAAAATAGATTTAGTAATTGCCACTTTAAGTAATGATACTAAAACATTAATATCAAATCAAGGAGAAATTAAATCTTTATCTTCAACTAAAAGTCAAATAGTAGGGAGTACAGATAAAATCGCAAAAGAAAATTCAATATCTGTAAAAAATAGAGGCGATAAAAAAGCTGGAAAATCTACATTAACGTATATGATGAAAAATTATAGAGAAATAGGATTTGAAGATGCGGAAGTTGATTATTATGATCAATTAAAGGGCATAGGAATGAAACATGCTGCTGATATTTCAAATAGTAGTATATTAGAACAACTTAGATTTGATGAAAATGATTTAGATAATATGATTAAAGAGCAAAGAACATTAATTCAAAGTTTGCAAAGTGAACTTGATGAGTCACTAGAAGAAAATAGAAAATTAAGGATTAAAATAAAATCAGAAGATAATTAAGGTGGTGAATATTTTAAATGGCAAATCTTAACCGTGATAAAAAATTACTAACAACAAGGAAAATAGAAATGTATGATGCAAACTCTAAGATTATAAAGTTTTGGAGACGTAATCCAATTATCGCGGCTGAAGATTTGTTCGGTTAGTATAAGACTATTGGATTTTCAAAAATGGGTTCTTCAAATGAGTTGGAATACCCCTTATGTGCTGTGGTGTGAAAGTCGAAACGCAGGTAAAAGCTTTGAAGCTGCGGTATTAATGGGATTAAAATCAATATTATATGAAGACCAAGATATTTACATAGTAAGTAATGTCGGAAGTCAAGCACAGGAATGTTTTACCAAAATTGAAGATATTGCTTTAGATAGAATTAATTCAATTAAATCATTAAAAGATATATTTAGAAATGAGATTGTACAAAGTCCTTCTTGTAAGACAGGATTTTCACACAATCCTGTATCTTTCCATGTATCAACATACAATAATAGTGAAATATTTACACTTAATGGAAATCCTGACAATAACAGGAGCAAACGTGCATCACTTGTATTTTTTGATGAGGCGGGGTATTCTGGTGAAGAATTATTAGAAGCAATGGCAGCATTTGCAACTCAAGATAGTGATTTTGCTACATCGGTACAAAAAGATTTTGATGTTAAAGCATCAAGAAGAAACGTTCCTACACAATTAATTTATGCCTCATCAGCTTCTTCAGTCGATACCACATTCTTTAGAAAATACAAAGATTTTGCAATGAAAATGATGATGGGAAATAGAGATTATTTTTGTTGTGATATTCCTTGTAATATTCCAATTAATCCAATGATGGATGGAATAGAACATCCTCCACTTCTACAAAAATCTAAAGTAGAAACAGCTATGACATCAAATAGAGACAAAGCATTAAGAGAATACTACAATAAATTCGATTCGGATGGTGGAGAAACACAAATATATAAACGTGCTATGATAACAAGAAATAGTACATTTTCTTTGCCTAAATTTTCAAATGAAACTGGAAAAGAAAAATTTGCAATTGCTTTTGACCCTGCAAGAGCAGGAGATGGAAGCATTGTTTCTGTGATGCAAATCTTAAAAGATGAAAATATTGGGTATTATGGAAAAATTATAAATTGTACAAATATGATTGATTTAGCTAGTAAAAGAAAGATTAAAATGAAAACACCTGACCAAATTAAATTCTTAAAGCAAACAATATTAGATTACAATGGCAATAATCCTGATTATGAAAATATTGAAGCATTTTTGATCGATGCAGGGGCAGGAGGAGCTGGGGTTTCAGCTTATGCAGATAATTTATTAGATGATTGGTTTGATGATAAAGGTATTAAACATAAGGGATTTATTGATAAAGTTTCTGATATTTATGAAACAGAAATATATAATTATCCTAACGCATGGGAAAAATTAGCATTAATATCTCCTAATAAATATAGAAATAAAATGTGTGAAGAATTACAGGAGTTATTACAATTAGATTTGATTAAATTTCCATATGAGTATTCTGGTAAAGGGTTTGTAACATTAGCTTCCGATGATGGAAGTGAAAGAAATCTAAAGAATTATAATCTTTCATTTGAAGAAGAATTATCATTAATTAATATTGACATCATGAAAACTGAAACAATTAATATTCATAGAGTATCTAATGCTGAAAAAACAAGTGTAAGATATATATTACCAAAAGACAAAGAAAGAATTATGTATGATGATAAATTTTATACATTATTGCTTCTAGCTCATTATTTATATGAGAAAAGAAGAGGGGATATAATTAACACGGATGATTCAGACCATGCCTTTGTATTTTCATACTCATAACAACAAGTAAAATAAAAATTAAATTAAATAACATAACCACCTTAAGAAAGGAGGCATCTTCAATTTGACAAAAAAAACAACCCCAACAGAAACTCCAGACTCCCCTTCTTCTAACCAATTTTCAAATGAAGTCGAAACTAACTCTCTATCTTATAATTCATATTCCATATCAACAGGAATGTTAGATACCGATAATATACCCATGAGCGATTTAAAACAATATGTAAAATATCCTATGATATATAATGAAATATTAAGAACTATATCTGAACAAGCATATAATTCTCAGGGAATATATAGTAACATTTGCGATTATTCCATTGCTATACCAATTTTATCACATATTACAACAATGAGGAATAAGACTCCAGAGTTAAAAGAAAAGAAAAAAACTGTTAATCTTTACTTAAAATTATTAAATCATGATAGAACAACTAGAGATATATTACGAAATTTATTTGTACTCGGAACATATATAGGAGTATTGAGAAATACTTCTGCAAATAATAAAAATCTTGATACTGGTTCAATGACAGTTGAATCAATAGATAGAATTGAAGGATTATCATTAGATGATAATTTTATGATTCAACCATTAGATTTAGACTATTGTAAAATAATAGGATTTCAGAATAATATATCAATTGCTGGTTTTGATATGATGTATTTTGATCAATTTAAATATGGTGGTTTAGTAAATGAAATCAAAAATTATCCAAAAGAATTTATGAAGGCATATATGGATTATAAGAAAAATCCAAGTAAAAGATGGTTCACGTTGGATTATAAAAAAACTATTGCATTAAAATTCAAAGCAAGAGAGGACGAACCGTACGGACGACCTTTGGGGTTGTCGGCGTTTGTTGATATGAAAGCAAGTAGTGACTATAATGACAGTCAATACCAATTAGTCAGTGAATTAGCTAGTAGTATATACTTTATGATTCTCCCAGAAGGGGAAAAAAGTGGCTCTTGCAGTCTTAATGCGAAACAACAGACAGAAGTTATTGAAGCTTTTAAGGGTGCTGTAAAAGTTAATACAAGTGGAGAAAACGCCAAAATCTCAACCCTTAGTTTAGCTCCTGGGACAAAAATAGATAGGTTAAGTAAAGATTCTTCTTTAGTTGAAAATACTTTGAGTGACGAAAACATGAAAAAGATCAGTACGAGTTTAGGATTTGCAAGTTCAGCTTTAAATGCAGAAAGTTCTGGTGGTAGTTCTTATGCAAATCTTGCAGTGAATTTAGATTTAGTATCATCTCAGGTTTTTCAATGTGTAAATGAAATAGCCATAGAATATACCAGAGTTATTAATGAATTACTAGATATCAAACCAAAAAATTATATTGACATTAAGTATTTGCCAATTTCTTGGTTGAATAAAGATGATATGTTTGAAAAAGCACAATCTTTATATACACTAATTGGAGGAAGTAGAAGATATTTAGTAGCTTGTGCAGGACTCGATGTAGAGGACTACTTTAGCTGTTTAGATGAAGAGATTGAATTGGGATACGAAGAAAAATATCCTGTTCATCAATCTGCAAACACAATGAGTTCTAGTGATATTAGAGGTGGAGCACCTTTGAAAAAAGAGAAAGATTTAAGTGTCGGAGGAAAAGTAACTCGCAATACAAATAGCAACAATCAAGTAAAACCATCAACTAAATAAATAATTTTGTAATGAAAGGAGGTGAGAATATTTTGTGAATGAGTCAACAATAATTCCTAATAATACATATATAGAAATTTGTGAAATGTCCGAAGAAGATGTTGCAGGAAGATCAAAAATCCGAATGTCAGCTTTAGAAATTGTTCCAGATAATTCGTATTATAATTCAAATGGAATCTCATGGTTAGAAGAGCACATTAATGAAAATATAAAATCTGCTATTGGAATGCCATATGTTGTTTCTTGGCTTGATGAAGAAAATCAAATTCCTAGTGATCATGGAACTATGTCGTTTAGTGAAGATGGTTATGCTGAATTTGATGGAGTCTCTGTAGGTTCAGTTCAAGAATGTTATATCGAAGATGTTGAGATTGATGGAGTCACAAAAAAACTTCTTATGACAGAAGGTTTTTTATATAGTCAAAGATATCCTTTATTTGTTAAATGGTTAAAAGAAGAATTATCTACCAATAAAGTTTATGGTTCAATTGAAATAAATGGTAAAGGTAAAGATAAGAAAATTGGATATTTAAATGGATCTGTAAATGAAGACGGCAGTATGATGGATGGTAGAATACCGATAAAATTTGACCTGACAGGATTGGCAATTCTTTATTTAACTGAACCATCCGATAAGAATAGCGTTGTTTTCGAGGTGAATTCTAAACAGAATAGCCTTGATATAAATAATAAAATAACAGGAAAGGGGGACACTATATTGCCAGATGACAATAATAATAACATTCCTGACAACAATATCCCTAGTAAAACAATGATTGAACTAAACGAAATGGACATTAAAGATATTGCAACATTAGTTGAAAATGGATTCAACAAAAAATTCAGTAAAGAAAACAGTTCAGATGAATATTGCTATTTCTATATTCATAAATTTTATCCAACTAGTTCAACATTTGTGATGAAAAGTTATTATAAAACAGGAGAATATTATAAAAGTACATACACAGTAGAAGGTTCAAAGGTTATTATTGGTGATATTGTAAAAGCTGAAGAGTCATGGACACCAGTTGATGGTGGTCAACCAGTAGAGATTAACAATTCACTGATTAATATATTAAATAATCAAACGAAGGAGGAAAGTAAAAAAATGGATGAAAAAATTGTATTGGAACTTAATAAAAAAATCGAAGATAAAATTAATGAAATTAATACTCTTACAAACTCCCTAGAACAAAAAGGAGTAGATATCAATTCATTGACTAAATCTTTGGAGGAAAAAGCAACAGAAATTAATACTCTAATTGAAAAAGCAACAGAACTAGATAATAAAGTAGTCGAACTAAACACTACTATTGTAGAGGTTAATAAATTACTTGAATCTGAAAAAGCAGAAAAAGAATCTTTAACTGTTGAAGTAAATTCTTTTAGAGAAGAAAAATTTAAAGCAGATTCAGAAGCGAAAATTGCAGAAGTAAATTCTTATTTTGAAACAGAAATTACTAAAAATGGTTTTGAAGAAAGCGAAGTAAATTCTCTTAAATCTTTTGTTGAAGCTATTGATTTGGAAGGATTAAAGAAAGCAGAAGCAGAACTTTGTGCAAAGAAATTTAAAGAAATGATTGCAACTCAAGATAACACTGATGTTGAAACTAACACTAAGAATGCAATGTTTATTTCTATTAAAGAAAAAGAAATGAAAAAAGTTCCTGGTAGTATCCCATCTTTCTTTAACTAAGTTTTAGAAAGTAAAGATAAATATAATGTTAAAGATCAATAATAACTAATAATAACAAAAATAAAAAGAAAAGAGGTAATTGATAATGAGTTTATTTAAGTTTCATGATTCAAATTTTCTTAATGTTCCTAACAAACCTAATGTAAAGGCAATTGCGGATACATACAATGGTTATCAGTTTAATGTTACATCAGATGTGCAGGTATTGGTTCCAGATTTGACTACAGCGAAATTGGGTGACATTTATGTGATGTTTAATATCATTGACAAACCTGAAATTATTAATACTGATTCTTATAAGGTTATTGCTGATGAGTATATCCGCGCATTCAGATTAAAGGATTGTGTAGGTTTGCAATTTGATATGTCTGCTGATTTGCTTACTGATGCTTTTGCTGACGTTGCAGTTGGAGCTTTTGTCATTGGGCGTTCTGTAGCAGATACTACAAATCCTCAAAAATGGACTAAAACAGCAGATCCTTCTACTTATGAGATTTATCTTAAAGTAATTAGAAAAACTACTTTTGGTGCTTTTACAATTGATGCAGGTGGTGGAACTGTTGCTGGTGGTTATGTTGTAGAGGTAATGGCAAACGATAATCTGTAAGTTATGAGATTAGGTGAATTTTAATATATCTGTGAATTAATAAATAATAAATAAGAAAGAAAAGAGGTATTAACAATGAGTTTTGGAATAGATTTTACAAAATTACAAGAAAATGCAGAACAAGTGGAGATTAATAAAATTGTTAAGAATAAGTTAGCAAATACAGTACGCCCAAGTGAGGATGTAGAGATTTTTACTAATATTGTTTATGGCAAAGATGTATCTAAGTATGGTAAAAAAGTTGATACAGTAATGGATAAGATTAAGACTTTAGCAGGAATGGCGAATGATGGCAATACTCAAGCTAAAGCTGAGTTGAATGCTATTCGTACTATTACTATTCAACAACCTTTGGAGAAGAGATTGGCAATTAATAGTGCTATGGGGACGGTTACTCGTGTAAAAGAAAATGAGGAATTGAGATATTCTGTAGTTCAGTTGCAAGGAGATAAGTCAAGAACTCAAGCATCTTCTGGTTCTTTTGTATTTCCTACTGTTAAGAAAAGAACTGGTACTATGACAGTTCAAAATGCAACAGGTGGTTTAATTATTGATCCTAAAGAATTAATGTATGGTGATACAGACACCATGGCATATGCCAATGAACAGGTTTTGACTGACATTATTAACCAAATGGTTCTTTCTCATATCAACGCATTGAGAAGTGCTATTACCTCTGCTACCACATTAAAGAACTACGCAGAAGGAATTACAAAGACTAATGTTGAGGATGTAAGAAAAAAAGCAAGACGCTTTGGTTCTTCCGTAACAATTCTAGGAGATTATAGCACAATTAATAAATTAGGCGATTTGACTAATTTTAGTGTAGTGGCTGCTGGTACAGAATTTAGATTTCCTGAATCTGTAATGGAAGAAGTAATGAAAACTGGTTTAATTAAGAATTATAAAGGAAGTGTTGTTGTAGAAATACCTAACGCTTACAATATGATTGATCTTAATACTGCTGGAGATTTTTACGCACCACAACTTCCTACAACTGATTTGTGGTTCTTGCCACAAGGCCAGCAATCAGCACTTCAGATCGGTATTCAAGGGCAACTTTCCACAATGACTGCCACTGACATCAATTTACGAGCAGAAGTGACAAGATTCGACATTTCCTACGGCAACAAAGTATTAATTGAACTAATTCCTGCTATGGGATATATATATGATTCAGCTTTAGCTGAGTAATACGCTTTAAATAGTTAATTTTGATAAAAGATAGGTCTTAATTTTGAATCGATGCTTAATTAAGATTCGACAAGAGTGGTTTTCCTAGACCACTCTTCTTTTATTTTATAAAAATAGGTGGTGATTCGAAGGAGGAATTAAGTAATGGGACTTATATCAAAAATTGTTTCTGTAAGTTGGCATGTAAACACTAAACAATGGTATGAATCAAAAGGATATATATTTACTAAATTTAGAGATTTATTTGATATTGATGTAAATGATTTACCAAATTCTTCACACCACGAAATTATTATAGAGTGTGATGGTTGTAATAAGGAATTGAAACCAACAGAATGGCGTGTTTATAAAAAATGCGTCAAAGAAGATGGTAAATATTATTGCAATAAATGTGCTCTTAAAATTAGAGATAAAAATAGCGAAAACAAATCTACTATGATAAAAAATAGTATATCATTTAGACAATGGTGTATTAATAACGGCAGACAAGATTTATTAGATAGATGGGATTACAAGTTAAATAATTGTAATCCAGAAGATGTACCAAGTAAATCATCAAAAAAATATTGGTTTTTATGTAATAGAAATATACATAATTCCGAATTACATGGAATTAGTGATTTGGTAAATGATAAACAAAGAAATATAGATTGTAGAAAGTGTAAGTCTTTTGCACAAAGGAGCATTGATAATTTAGGCGAAAATTTTTTCGAGAAGTATTGGGATTATGATATAAATATATTAGATCCTTGGGAAATTAGTTATGGGAACAATGCAAAAGATAAAAAGGTATGGATTAAATGTCAAGAGAAAGATTATCATGGGAGTTATGATGTTTCTTGCAATGATTTCTCAAGTAATAAAAGGTGTCCATTATGTACTAACCAACATGGAAAAGTTCATCCATTGGATAGCTTAGGAACATTATATCCAGAATCATTAAATGTTTGGTCTGACAAAAATACAAAATCTCCTTTTGAATATGCCCCTAAAAGTAGTCAAGAGGTGTATTGGAAATGCAAAGATGGAAAACATGATGATTATTTAAGGAAAATAAGTAATTCACAATTATGTGGATTTGATTGCCCTTATTGTGTAGCAGAAAATAATTATTCTAAACTGCAATCAAAGACTGTTGCATATTTAGGAGAATTAAACTATGAAATATTACATGAGAATAACTGCACTATCAGTCCAAAGAATATGTTAAAAGTTAAAAAGATAAAATCATCATCTATGTTGAGATATGATAATGAAATAATATTTCAAAATGGCAAACATTTAATAATAGAAGTTCATGGGTGTCAGCATTATATAATTAATAGTTGGCATATACAGACTGCAATAAAAAACAATACTTCTCCAGAAGAAGAATTGCAATACCAAATAGATAAAGATAATTACAAAGAAAACTATGCAAGAAAAATGAATTATGAATATCTAATAATTCCATATTGGACAGAAAAAGATGAATCATATAAAACTTTAATTGATAATAAAATTAAACAAATCAAATAAAAAATAAAGGGTAATATGGAGGGAGTAAACTAAAATGGCTATTGATATGAATAGTAGGTCAAAGGTTAAAAACTTATGTGATTGGAATATCTCATGGGAGAGGTACAGTATGGATGGTGATGAATTTATTAAAGCAAATCAAACTGTATATATTCCAAATATGGAGATTGAAACACAAGTACAAAATAATAACTTATTTTTTGTTGGATCTGGAAACGGAGATCATAGTAGAGTTTACATTGAGAATCCAGAAATGAGAGAACATCTTGGATTTGACAACAAAGAAGAAAAGCGAGTTCAACTAATCTTAGACGACAAAAAATGTGAAGAAATTTTTGCATTAAAAACTTTTAGTACATTCAAAA